TATTTGTGCTATAGTATTTATGTGGCTCAACCCCACTGATTTCAACCCTCCTTCCGAGAATCCCCCTAGTACATAACTGGGGGGATTTCTCATGCTATGCTTTTAGTATGAATAAATACATTGCACCCCACATCACCGCCATCCTTACTGGAGCAGGCGCCGTGTTGTCCGTAGTACATCCAGGCTTTAAGATTCCTGTTGGAGTAGAGGGTCTTATTGCATCACTATGTTTGTTGGCTTCAACTTTTACAGAGGCTTTGCACTTTGTAAAGAAATCAACATTACAAAGCAACATTGCTTTAGCAACTCACCTAGCAACGCAGGTAGCAACTAACGTTAAAACCGATACTGCACCTGTAACACCAGCAACACCTGCTTAATGCACGGAGATGCTTTAGAGGTTTCTTTAAAAGAATGGTTGGAAGCCAACCTTCCTAAGTTCCTCAACGGCATCAACGCTGAATTGTTAGACGAACAAGAATGGGTTATGCCCATCATCGAGGATTACATCCTTGTGGTAGCCGTAAAGGACCTCAAGGATGACCTCGGTGGATTCTTTACTCTTGGAGACACAAACGCCAATGGTTATCGTATTAGAGGACTATTGCACGACGCATTGTATCGCTAGATGGCTGTAACACCAGTACAACGTAAAAAATATTTTGAAGCACGAGCAGCGGGATTTTCCATTGCTGAAAGCGCTCGTAAATCTAAATTTTCAGAAGCCACTGCTTATAGAGTTGAAAAGGCTGCACAAAATTTACGAGTTAGTGAAGGCATTGATTCTTCAGCGACTAATTACCGTGAATTAAAAAAAGAAGCAAAACTTAGCGGCCCTAAAGATTACGACAATTTATGTGAAGAAGCAAAAACTGCATTAGAAGATTTTGGTTATTTTCGTATGCGTTATTTTGGTCGCATCTCTACCCCATGGCAAGAAGAAGCAGGTAAAGCACTTGTTGCGTTACTAGAATCGCCTGACAAAGAATACGTGGTTATGAACATGCCACCTGGTTCGGGTAAGACAACGCTGTTGCATGACATTACGTGTTGGGCTATTTGCCGTAACCGTGGTATTCGTCTTTTGACTGGTAGTGCGACTATGAGCCTTGCACAAAACAACTTACGTCGAGTTAAGCGTTCACTAGAACGTGTTATACCTGAAACTGCCGATGACATGTTAAAATCACGTGGACAAGCACTTGATGCCGAATCAACACTTGCTTTAGACTTTGGTAGATTTAAACCTTTGGAAAAAGAACAATGGACCAATCAAGCGTTTATTGTTATGCAACCAGAAGACCAGGGTTCTATTTCAGAAAAGGAGCCAACACTTAGTGCCTACGGTATGGATAGTGGTTTCATCGGAGGACGCTTCGATGGCTGTTTCTGGGACGACCTTGTGGACCCTCGCAAGGTGCGCTCTGCAGAACAACGAGAAGCAATGGAAGACTGGTACCAAGACGTTGCAGAAACTCGACTTGAACCTGCAGGTATGCTTGCTCTTATTGGTCAGCGTTTGGCTCCTGATGACCTTTATCGATTTGCTTTAGACATGGTACAACCTCTTGATGAGGAAGAAGAGGACAAACAAGATGAACTTACCGAAGAAGAACTTGCCCTACTTCGCAAAGACAAGAAGTACAAACACCTACTCTACCGTGCCCACTACGAAGATAGGTGTTCTCCGGAGAATCACAAACGGGGGGGCAATGCTTACCCCGTCGGTTGTTTGCTGGACCCTCGCCGTCTCCCTTGGCGAGAAATTTCTAACCTTATGTCCAACCGAGGGGAACGCTTTGCAGTTGTTTATCAACAAGAAGATTTGGCGCTGGATGAAGTATTGGTCCAAAACGAGTGGGTATATGGACATGGCACTAGCCCAGGCTGCATTGACAAAGACCGTGACCGTTGGGAATTGCCACCTGGTTTAAACACTCGTGATTGCATTGTTGTGGCTACGGCCGACCCTTCTCCTACAATGTATTGGTCTGTTCAATGTTGGGTTTATCACCCAGAATCTAACCAACGATTTTTAATGGACCTTATTCGTCAAAAAATGGAAGCCCCTGAGTTTCTGGATTACAACTACAATACCGGTGAATTTACTGGGGTTATGGAAGATTGGCAACGTCTAAGCGAAAGCCTTGGCATTCCAATTCAAGTTTGGATTGTGGAACAAAATGCCGCTCAAAGGTTCCTACTTCAATACGACCATTTTAAAAGATGGCGGCAACTTCGAAGTGTTGAGGTAATTCCCCATAACACAAATAGCAACAAATCAGACTCCAATTATGGTGTTACGACAATTTCACAGCATTGGAAGTTTGGTCGTGTAAGATTGATGGGTAAGGGTGAAGGAAAAGTTCGCTCCATGAGGTTGATTGATGAAGTGACCAGGTACCCCCACGGGCGTACCGATGACTGCGTTATGGCCGAATGGTTTTTTGAATGGAACCTACCCAACCTTTACGCACCGCAAAATAAAGCCGTTACAGCGTGGCGACCCAAATGGGTCAAAAATACCCAACTATCAAATCTGAGGTAATAGATGGCACTATCCCCTGACAACGACAAGGCCGCTGGCCAGATTGTCACTATGTATCAGGAGCGCCGTATGTCCCGCAGTGGGATGTTTCGACGTATGCAAGAAGTACGTGACCACTACAACGGTGACGTAATTGTTCCACTACCAGAATTAGACGAATCAGAAAAACCTGCTATTCCCAATTTGATTGCACAAGGTATTGATGCTTTTGCTATGCGAGTTGCGTCGGTTCTTCCAGACGTTCAATATCCTTCACTTCGCCCTGGTATCCAGGTTGCCGACAATCGTGCTCGTGACCGTCGCCTAGCCAACCTTGGTTGGTGGGACATGAACAAGATGGGAACTAAAGTTCGCCGTCGTAGTCGTCATTTAACTGCATACGGTATGTCTGCCGTATCACTTTCTCCAGTATCGCTTGACCCTAACGACAAACGTAAAATTCCACATTGGCGTGTACGTAACCCATTGCAGACATTCCCTGCACCAATGATTGACCCAGACAACATGGAACCAACCGATTGCATTTTTGCAGACCGTCGACCTCTTGGTTGGATGAAGGAAAATTACCCAAAACAAACATCTATTTTGTACCGTGGTGATAAATCCGACACTGACATGTTTGAAATTCTTGAATACTTAGACGAAGGGGAAACAGTACTTATTGCTATTGGTGCTGAAAAACCAAAGGCTCAAGCGTTCAGTACCGAAACCGGCAAAGGTGTTGCGTCGCACATAATTCTTGAACGTATTCCTAACCGTTCTGACATTTGCCCAGTTGTTATTGCTGGACGTATTACACTTGACCGTCTTCAGGGTCAGTTTGACCAAATGCTTGGTATGTACCAGCGTGAAGCCAAGTTAGACGCACTTAACACAATTGCAGTATTCCGCAACGTGTTCCCAGACGAATGGGTTGTATCTCCTGCTAACGCTCCTACCAGTCCTCGTGTAATTGTAGAGGCTGATGGAAAACAAGGCATTCGAGGTATTTTGGATAAAGGACAAATTCAAATTGTTCATCCACAGCAAACCCAAGATGCACCGATGGCACTGGACCGCCTTGAGCGAGCACAGCGCCTTACGGCTGGTATTCCTGCCGAATTTGGAGGCGAGTCAGGTTCTAACATTCGTACCGCCCGACGTGGCGCATCAGTCCTGTCCAGCGCAGTTGACATGCCACTCCAGGAATACCAGGAAATCTTTTCTAACTCTATGGAGTTGGAAAACATACGTGCTGTTCAAATTATGAAGTCATACTACGGTTCTAAACCTTCTATGTTCTTCATGGGTGGAGATGGCAAGGTTGTTAACGAAGATTACACACCTAATGAAACATTTGACACTACAGTTTCGTATGTTAAATATCCTATGCCTGGTTCAGACATTAACGCTATGGTTGTTTCAATTGGTCAGCGTGTAGGTATGGGCATCATGTCTAACGAGACAGCACGCACCATGGACCCTGCAATTGAAGACCCAGCGTTGGAAGCAGACCGTGTAGAAATTGAAGGATTGCGTAAAGCACTTCTTACCGGACTTGAACAACAGGCATCTCAAGGTCAACTAGACCCTTCTATTATTGCTCGTATTGCTAAAATGAAAGCACAACGTCACATGACGCTTGAAGATGCAGTTGACAAAATTCACAAAGAAATGCAAGAAGAACAAGCGGCCAAGGCTCAAGCAATGCAAGGACAAGCAGGACCGGAAGGTGCCCCTCAACCAGGTGCACCAGAAGTTCAACCTGGAATGGGTGTATCACCAGATAACCCAGTTCAAGGTGGTGCCCCGCAAGGCCAACCAAATATGCAAGAACTTCTTGCTTCATTACACGGTGGCGGTGCTCCAGGTGGGCAAGCCGCAGGTGGAATGGCACCAGCAGTTGCTCAGGCACCAGCACCAGCACCAGCAGGAGTTTAATACATGCCACGTAAAGGTAAAGGCGGAGAGCGCCAAGGAACACCAGGTACAGCGTACGGTAACCGTACAGATTTAAACATGCCTATTAGTACAGTTCCAGGACAAGACTACGGCAAGGCTGCTGTACAGCAAGCGGCACAACGTGCCGTTCCAATGGCTTCATCACCTTCCGCTTCTGCTCAACCTCAAGCATCTGCGGCTCCCATGCCACAACCAGGTTCGTTCCCGCATTTAGAGCCAACGCAACGACCTAATGAACCTGTAACTACAGGACTGCCATTTGGTCCTGGAGCGGGACCAGAAGCAATGGGACCATCTTACGCAAATTTAGGACAAATTCTTTCTGCTGCGGCAAGTAGCAGTGGAGCGTCTTCACTTGCCACAATGCTTGCTTCGTCTGCTAAATCTCTAGGTCTTTAATGCCTGAAAATCCAATATATTCAGAATCAGGTGGATTTCAAGATTCACGTGACCAACGTTTTATAGGTGAATCCGCACTTGGCTCAATGAAAGAACCAGTTGCTGCTTCATTAAAAAACATTGTTGAAAACAATCCTCATTTAACACAAGACCCTTCTTTGCTTGGTGGTTTTGCTCATCAAAACGGTCTTGATTCAACTCAAGTTTCTAACGCTGTTCAATATCTAACAATGTATGGCGGTATCAAAGAACATGCTATTAATCAAGCGCAAAGCGACCCTAACGCATCTCACGGCCCTGGTTTTTGGAGTTCATTGTGGCACAGCACCGCAAGCATGTGGGACCATGCCGCAAACGCTACAAAAGATGTAGCAAATTTTTGGACCAACCCTAATAGTCTTCCTAACGCCGCAGAATCAATTGGCAAAGGTGTTCTTTCATTTGCAAAAGACACAGGAAAATTTGTTGAAGACATTAATAACCGAGTTGGTATGACTGGAGCAGAATTAGTAACTCTCGGTCTTTATGGACCTAAAGGTTGGAACACAAATTTTTCTGGTCTTGCTGACGCATTTGATACAACCAAAAATGTAATTGATACTGCTGGAAACATGGTTAACCCATGGAGTAGCGGCAACATCTTTATGCTTATGTCTCACAACATGGCATTTTATAACTCGCTTGCTAAACGTTACGGTTGGGGATACGCAATTGGTTATGCTGCCCCTGCACTTGCCGCAGGGTTTGCAACTGATGGTGCTTTTAGCGCAGCAGACGTAGGTGCAACAGCAGCAGAAGACGCAGCAATGGTGCAAAGTGCCGGAGAAGCATTCCAAGCCGGACGCACTTTATCTGAAGAAGACCAAGCAGCCGTAAGAGCCGCTGCATCACGTCAAATGGCACGTATGAAACAAGATGCTGCTCAAGAAGTTGCACAAGGACAACGTGCTGGACGAGTAGCCCAATTAAGTCGTTCAATGCGTGCAACTGCTAAAACTCTTGAATACGCTACAAAACCATTAGGCGGAGTTATACGTGTTGCTAAAGCCATTGGCAAACCAATGACTGACGTAAAACTTAATACCATGTACGCCATTACTCAAGCAACTGCTCAAAAGAATCCTGCACTTGCTGCAATTTGGAATGACCCTAACGTTCGCAATGGTGTTGCAATTGACCAATACGGGCACCCTATGGGGACTAACGGTCAAATGATTGCTTCATACTTTGGTATGGACAAAGGCAACATGTTTTTTTCACCCGTATCTGGATTGACAGATTTTTACACTAAATGGCTTGGAACAGACCCATTAGGTGCATACGGAAAAGTTTTAGGACAATCACGTTCTTTTGGTGGTTTTACTGGTCGCCTAGGCGCTTGGTTTGGTGGACTTGGTATCCGTGGAGCAGACAGCATTGATATTGCCGCTTCTCAATACCGTCGTGTACGTAAAGCATTTGAATACATGGCCACACACAGCGCCAATGAAATTGCAGACACTTTTAGAAACACTTACATTGATGACGCCAAAAAAGGAATTAAGGCTAGCGATATTATTTCTCAATTAGGTGAGGCAAAAAGCGTTGAAGAAGTAATGCAGATTCACCGTGACATTGCTGAAAGCGTTGCCATGACCAAAAGCATGGTGCCAACACTTAGCATGTATGAAGTTACTAAAGCCGCACTTAAGGGTAAATTAAGTAGTTTTGGAACTGCGGGAAACCTACTTGGAGTTGACGGAAAGTTTTTGGAACAAATTTCTAGTGATGCAGGAATTTTAAAAGACACTGGCGGAATTCCAATAAAGCCACAAACAGAACTTAATTATGCTGACAATAATCTCGCTACTCGTTCTTTGAATTCATTTGCTCGTTGGCTAGAAACACGATTTACTCGTAGTCAAATGTACATTGATGAACTTACTAATAAGGTTGAAAACTCAGTAATTCGTCCAGGTAGCGTTAACGCTATTCCTGCCATAATGGATTTTCTACGTGCGTCATTACTTCCTGAAAACGTTGTTAAAAGTGTAGGGGATTTGCTTCTTCAAACAAAAAACCCACATGATTACATAAGCGTTTATCGTCACGCTATGTATCACGCTGTTATGCGCCGTGCTACCGCAGGTTTGAATCACGATGAATTGGCTACATTTATTGGTACTTCTTCTGACCACATTTGGAACGAAGTTGTAAAAATGACCGGTCTTGACGGTGGTGGCGCTGTAGGTCTTTATGCCGCTGGTATTAACGGTGCAGACATTTCTGCAGTTGTTCATGCCGAATCTGGCATTGAAGCATACGCAGGTATTGGAATGAACCACTTAGGAGAACTTCGTTTTCCACGAACCGCTGAACTTCGTGGTCTTGCTGCCAAAGTACGTGGCGTTTCACTTGATTTTGCAAAAACAGAATCTGCAAAATTTTCACGCACGCAAGACATGACTATTAAACAATTACAGACGGTTGTTGATTTTCATAATCCTAGGCTTACTGGATTAGACAATGAATTACAACGTATTGGAAAAGTTAGCACTGGTCAACTTGAAGCACAAGGCGCTCGTGACCCATTTCGTTTTCAGGATGCTAATCAAGAAGAAATCATTCACGCTAAAGATGGTTGGGGTGAAGCATCTAGTATTCGATATGACCTAGAAGGTGCGGGAGATATTTTCCGTGAACTTGCACAGTCTGGTAACAAAATGTACATTGACGAAAAAGTTCGTAGATTACAAAACCTTCTTGACAAGCACTTTTCTCAAACATTACGTTATGGCGATTCAATTAAACCTGCAATTGCAACACAAAACGAAAAAGTGCAAAAACTTCGTGCATTGTGGGAAGCACAGCCTACAACTACAGAAGCACAAAAAATAGCGGTAGATTTAAACCTAGCCATTCTTAACAATGACATGGCTGATGCTCAAGATGCACTTAATAAAATTAAAAACCTTGAAGACGAAGGTACCGGTTGGGTAAAAGACAGCCACACAAATGCTGTCGAAAAAAACCCATCGCTTGAAAACAAAGCAATTACTGGTTACAACAAAGCAAAAAACGACATTCAGCAAATTGTTAAAGAAGCACACACAAATCCTGATTTGATTGATTCACAACGTTTTACAACTGCTTACGATGCTTTGCGAGTAGAAAAAGCAAATCTTCAACGTTCTATAAACGCATTGTCCGAAGTTATTCAAATTAGCAAAGCAAGAGTTGGCGAAGAAGTTTATGCTCAGGCTGTTGATGAAATTATGGCAACGTATCCAAACATTAACGTTAATACTGCCCCTGATGTTCTTTCTGGTTTAAAGGGTCAAATAACTGCTTACGAAGATGCACTTCGTCAAATGGAAGTTCGTATGACATCACCTGCTCGCCCTATAGAAGAAGTTCGTAAAAATGCACAAGAATACGTTAAGGCAACTAAAACCAAAGCAGAAGCCGACAAAATCCTTAAGGAACAATTTAACGAACAAATTGAAAAATGGCATGCAGAAAAAAACCCTTACACTCCCACTTTTCAAAAAGGTGTCGACGGACTTAATAGATTCTTAAGTAAGACATTTGTTCCGTTAGCGTTGTTTTCTGGTGGATGGGCGTTGCGTGTGTCTGCATCAGAAGCAACTCTTAACAGTCTTCGTTTTGGTGGTTGGGCTTCATTCGACGCAAAGGTTACTCAGGCTATTGCCAAACATGAAGTTTACGGTGCAAAGTTAATTACGGCTGCTGGCAAATCTGAACGTACCCTTATACGAGATGTTGTCGCTGGAGCATTGCTTGGTATTGAACGCAACCTTATTAAAGGTTTTGACCAAGCACGACGTGACCGCATGTTAGAAGACTTTGTTGGTACGATTATGCGCCATGATGGTCACTTGCCTGGTGGCGTTCACGATGTAGGCGAAACTGTATTTAACGACAACACGTTAAAAACAGCGCTTTTAAAAACGACTGTTGGTTTAAATGACAAGGGCGAATCTGTTTTGGCACAAGCAGTAAGCAACAAATCGTTTGAATCTAAAAACATTGGTTCCGTAGGATACGCCAAAGCCTTACGCATGAACATTGCAAGTGGTTCAACTGACGCATTGCTTCAACCAACGTTTGGTCGTTTGGCTGACATTATGTTTGCCCGTGGAGAAGAAAAAACAGGCGAACTTCTTGCATCTCACATGACGTGGAGAGACATACACAATGCTGGCGCTAAAGGATTTGTAGGTGACCAAACAGGACGTTGGGAAGCCGCAATTGGCGCTGGAGCAAAAGATTTTAGGAAGCCCGAACAAGTACTTGCATTGCGAGATGAATTACGTAAAGGCGCTTTGCAAGATATTAAAAACATGGACCCCGCAGAACGTGCACGATTTGCACGAGACACAGGGCGCATGAAGACAGGTCCACTTAGCGGTGCTAACGCACATGAAGACTGGGCTAACGCCATTGTTGAACACGTTATGGCAAGTGTTAGCGGTCTTGATTCAAAAGGAAATACCATATTTCATTCTACTCTTGTAGACCAAGCGGCTACTGGAAACATTAAAGATGAAATGGCTTTTGCTGCTGACGTAAAGAAAATGTCAAGAGGAGCAGAACCTAAGCACATTCCCGCTCCTGGTGGAGTAGCACACGACGCTCTTGGTAGCGCATCTGCTACTGATTTTCTTAAGAACATTTCACAAAAAGGTCACGACAAAATTCTTGGACCAATTGTTAACAGACTTGTTCGTGAACCCATTTTTCTTCTTGAACACCACAACGCCATGGAAGCATTACGTGGAATGGTAAATGGAAACATTATCGATGAAGCAACGGCTCAAGTTGTTGCCGACCAACGTGCCATGACCAACATGATTAAATATGTTCACAATCCTAAAGACAAAACCATGTTTGAAATTAACATGCGTGTTGCGGCTCCGTTTTATTTTGCTCAGAATCAGGCTTGGCGTCGTGCTTTCCGTGTATTGCACGAAAACCCAGGTGCATTTGAAAAGTATTTAAAGTTAAGCCTTGGTGTAACTAATTACATTAGTAACCTAAGTGCTGGTGGCGCTTACCCAAGCATTGCTATTCCTGGGGCAACGTTTATGGGTGTTGCTGGAGTAATGGGCGCAAACATTCCTGCAATGGGTGGTGACGCATCTCCATTTACCAGTCTTGGTTTTGGTCTTGCTGCCGACCCAGGTTCTGTTGCTTCTGTATTCCCTACAGGCGCTCAAAGCGGTTTTGCAGGGCTTTTGGGACTTGCTCGACCATCATGGGGACCTCTTGTTACCATTCCTGTAAAATTGGTAGAAAAACTTTACGGAACAGATACTAATTCTTTAGCCAAAAAAATGTCTTCTGCATTTCTTGGACCCATTGCTCAAAGTTCTTCAATGCAAAGTGACTTTTTCCCATCTACAATTGGAAGAAATTTACTTGACTCAGCAACTTCTATAGCCAGTGCTTTTGGGGCAACCGACCTTATGAGCACCGCTCAAATCAGTGCGCAAAATTCAATTATGAACAACGCTGTAGATAATTTGTTTAAACAACAATACAACAAAGTTTTTAACAACACGGATTTTACTGGCGTAAATAGTTGGACTGGAAAGCCATGGACAAAAGACGAAATTGTAACTTACTGTCGAGGAAACGCTGAACTAGAAATTACAAAATTGTTTAATGACCACACGTATTACCAAGATTTCCTAGACCGTGCCAAAGCCGCTGCTGTTACTATGATGCTTGTAAAAAGTGTGATTGCTTTTGGTACGCCAGTAGCCGTTTCTCTTAATGACCAATTTTCTAAAACTAAAGAATTTTCTGCTATTCAAAATAGCATTAATCCCGACACTAAAAATAAATACACTTTTGCAGAAGCCGCTACAAAATTTGGTGAGTTGTACCCTTACAATGTATTGGACCTAACAGCGCACAGTATGTCTACGTATGCTACTTATCCAGAAACAAGTTCTGCGGTTAAAATTCTTACAAATCACCCAGAAATTACAAAAGCATATCCAAACGCCGCCGCATACCTTATTGACCGTAATTCAACTTACGACGCAAATGCGTACACGCTTGAAATGTCACTTGGACTTCGTTCCCGTCAAGCACCACAAGATTATTTAAAAAGTCTTCTTGTATCTGCTGGCAACGATTATTACTACAACTATTTAGCAACACAACCAGAATTTGGTGGTAACGGTGATGTGGCTGGACAGAGCACGACTAGCACACAATGGAACGCTTTAAAAACCGCTGCACAAGCGTATGGTAATTCAACTAACCCAACCTGGCTTGCATCATTCAATGGTGGTCAAAAACATGACATAGAAATTAAAGCGTACAACGAAATGACAAAAATGCTTGCTGACCCTAATGTGTCAAAACAACTTTTGCCAAAAACAGAAAAAGACAAATTTCAAAACATTCTTGGTCAATACAATCAAGTTATTGGTCAAGTAAAAGGTTTGATTGCTGCCGGTGATAAAACAGATGCTTCAGCAGTTGAAAGCGCATGGTATAACTGGGTAACCGACGAAGCAACAAACAACCCATACTGGGCAAAACAATCGTATTTTATGACATCAGTTCTACGAGGACTACCAACGAAGGGTTTATAATATGCCAGAAGAAAAAGTAGAAGAAAAAACTATGGGCGTGTCAGACATGAAAGACCTTGCTCATAAATATCAAGTACCCATGGCCGAATCAACATTGAGAGAAATTGTTGGTGAGGGTGGGGTAACTCCTGCCAAGGCTAATGCTTTTGAAGAATACTTAAAAACAACCGCACAAGGTCTTTACCCCGCTTTTGCTCCACAGATTGCCGCAGGTATTCCTACCGCTCACCTTCTTGACCCTTACCGTCAAATAGGAAAACAAACACTTGGTGAGCAATTTGAACCTGATTTTATTAACGACCACAAATCTGCTGCTGCCTTGCAAGGTGGAATAGACGAAAAAACTGGGCGACCAACGCCCATGACGCTTGACCAATGGAAAAGTCACCTTATGTCTGAACCTTCATTTGGTTGGGGTTATACGCCAGAGGCTCACGCAAGAGTTAATTCAATGCTTAACAATCTTAAACAAGGTCTTGAGACACCAAGGGGAGCACAATAATGGTAACAAAAACAAAAGCAAAACCAAATCAAGGTTCAACCTTTAGTGCAAGCCAAGGCAATCAATTAAACCTTGGCGATTTTATTAAGGCTTTTGCACCAAACCTTCCACTTAAATACACAGACCCCGTTACGGGGGTGGTAACCGATTACACCAAAACAAATCTTTTGTATTACCCACAAGGTAGTTCTATAGGTGTTACACCAACAAAATCAACTTTGTTAAGTGCCCTTAATTGGCTGTCTGGTTCAAACCCTGCTTTGGGCATGGCTTTAATGGACCACCTTAATTTAAACGAAACCTCAACCGGAACAGCAGTTAACGACGCTTACGACGCTTTAACAAAGGCTCATTTTAACCTTGGCAAAGTACAAAGCCCACAAGTATCTTCTTTAAAAGCAACAGTTGCTGGATTAACCAAAGCACTTGGTGACCAAACCGCAGCAGGTATATCATCGGCTACTGCTTCACAACAAGCAAATGCTATTGACAATGTTAGAAATACTATTGAAAGTTGGAATTACACAGCAGCGCAAAAAGATTATATAAGTAGTCTTGTACAGCAATTGGCTACAGTTAACGGTGACCACATTGTAAATCAAAATGCTTTGCTTGACATTTTTCGTGGAGATATTCCTAGTGGATTAGGTAAAGCCACCGATGCAAAAATTAAAGCCGATTACAATGCTGCTTTTCCAGGACTTAACGATTACAATAATCAACCTGGCGCTGTTCACATGACTGAATCACAATATACGCAATACTCAACTACTATTCAAAATTCAGCAACACAATATGGTGCTCCTATGCCTTCACAGGCTGACATAGGTAAATTGCTTACTGGTCATGTTTCCGCAGCAGAATATCAACAGCGTGTTACAGACATTTACGCAGCCGTATCTAATGCCGACCAAAACACTAAAAACATCCTTGAAAAACAATACGGGGTATCACCAGCAAACCTTATGCATTATTTTATGGACCCTAAAAATGCCATTCAAACTATGCAACGTCAAGTTGCTGGAGCGGAAATTCAAGATTACGCAACCCGTGTCGGACTTAAGGGTATTGACCAAACAGGTGTTGACCAATTGGCTGATATGGCCAAATTAGCGGCTACTCAAGGCAATCAACAGTTAGGTTACGGAGTGGGTCAAATTCAAAACTCTCTTCTTAACGCCAGTCGTGACGTTGGCCTTACCAAGGCAAGCCCAGGCGCTGGGACACCAACAGTAAGCACTAATCAACTTATTGGTTCACAACTTGCTGGATTTGCTGGAACCAATCAAATAGCCGAACAAGTTCAGGTAGCCCGTGCTGAACAAGCCGCAGCCGCCCCGTTTGAAAAGGGTGGTGGATACGTTGAAAACGCTAAGGGAGTTGTAGGGCTTGGTAGCGCTAGGACGTAACATTCGTTATTAAAATGATACAATTGACGTAGATGGTTGGCCCTATGTGGCCGTAGGAGCGCTAATTATCTAAACCCGCTTTGGAGGGCATGACCAAAGTGCGTATAAAAATGCTGAAAATATTATCCGCTTTATTAACCTCTGGTAAAGTGCGTACCCGCAAGGAGCGATTAGCATGGCAGAATTTGAAGATTACGAAGACGAGATTGAAGTTGAGCGTCAACCGCTAGACCCGAACATTCGGAAGCAGTTGCGTGAAGCAGAAAAGGCTCGTAAGGAATTAGACGGTCTTAAGGCAGAACTAGAAGCGCAAAAGCGTGAAGTTCAGTTTTCTAAGGCAGGGATTCCGGATTCAGGTATTGGTTCATTATTCCGTAAGGCGTATGACGGTGAAACTTCTCAGGAAGCAATCCGAGCAGCGGCTGAAGAGTATGGAATTTTAAAATCTGAATCTATTGAAGATACTTCAAGTAATGCAGAATTAGATGCTCTACGCAGGACGCAAGGTGCAACTGTAGGTAATTCTGGCGCAATGCCAGACCCACAGCAAATGTACCTTGAAGCACTTGCCGCAGCGTCTACTCCTGATGAAGTCATGCGAGTCGTTGAAGGAGACACCGGGTCAAAACTGGGTGTCTACTCTTCTCGTGGGTCGTTCTAAGCCTAAAAACTTAAACACCTAAAGAAAAGGAGTTAACCACAATGGTTGACGCATATACAGGTCAGAGCACCCTTGATTTCTCAAAGGCCGCTTATGACCGCATGGCATACTTTGCACTACGCCCAGAACTATACTTTGACGCTGCCGCTGACGTTCAGCCTACGCACCAGAGCATGCCTGGAGCATCAGTTGCATTTACAATTGTTAACGACCTAGCAATTCAGGCTTCTGCACTGACTGAGACAAGCGACGTATCTACTGTTGCTCTTTCAGACAGCCAGGTTACCCTGACACTTGCTGAGTACGGTAACGCAGTACTTACCACAGCCAAGTTGCGTGGTACTTCATTCGTAGACATTGACCCAATCGTTGCCAACGTAGTTGGAT